AAATATTCATTAGCTTCTTTATCATCTAATTCTTCTAAATCACGTTTAATTTCGTCAATGTAGTAAGAATCATCTTGATTTTCATTTAATTTACCTTCAGCTAAATATTTTTTTAAATCGAAATTTTCCATTATTTTTTCTTTTTTTTAGTTCCACTCATTTGACCTTTACAAACTTTAACTGCTCTACCACTTAAATAAGCCGATGATTTTTCACCTGCTGCTTTACGTCTTTTAATGTATGCTTTTCCTTTAGGGCATAATTCTTTTTCGTTTAGTTGTAATCCTAATTTAATAGTTTCAGCTATTTCTTTTGCTAATTCTTCTTTAAGTAATTTATCAAGTGTTTTAGCTTGTTTATCATGTGCCTTAACTGATTTTTTAAGTTGGCCAGATATTTTTTTAACTTTATTTTTTTCTGATTTTGATAATTCTGCTTCCTTAACTACTTTACCATCTAAATCCTTTTTTGTAATTGCAGTCCATACTTTTCCTAAAGTATCTGGGTCAGTTTTTGCTAATTCTAAAGCTAAATCTGGAGATTTATCAATTAATCTTTCATATTTTGATTTACCACTAAAGAAAGGATTACCATCATCATCTTTATCATTTAATAATTTTTGAAATTCAGGATCATCTTTCATTGTTTTATTAATCCCTTTATAAACATTAGCGTTTTTAAGTGGGTCTAATTTTCCTACAAATTTTTCAATAGCATCACCACCAATTCCTTTTGTAAATGCTTTTTTTATAAACCCACCTACTTTTTTAAGATCAATTTTTTCATTTATTGATTCGTTCATATCGTAGTCATTAATTAATTTATTAACTCTATATAACTTATCTTCTAATTT